AGCTTTACGTAAATCTCTCAAGATTTCACGGTCAATCTCAGCAGCAACTTGTTCAGATAACATTGCAGTTAACTCAGCTTCAGCATCGATGTTGTGGAATGCACTAACGTCTTGTGCTAACTCTGGAGACCAAGTAGCTCTTAATTTTCTTTCTTCAACAGATACAACAACTTCGTCTAATTTGAAAGATACTTCTCCCATTTCAGTTTCAAGTTCTAATGTTGCATACTCAGCCCAAGCAGCGTTGAATGTGAATGCAGATACAGTAGTTGCAGAAGCACCAACATAACCGTCATAAGTAGCTGTACCAGCAGCAGCAGAACCAGCAGCAGTTGTTCCAACTGGGTGGCTTAAATCTAAAGCTAAGTATACAGTACCAGTAGCATCAGTTAAAGATGTATAATCTACAATTCCTTTACCATATTTTTGAGTTACTAATCTGAAAGGTACAGATTTGTTAGTTGCAAGAACAACGTTACCATCTTTATCTAAGATGTTAGCAGTAGTAACAACGTTTAATGAAGCTAAGAAAGATTCAGTATCCATTTGGTTACCGTCAGCACCAGTCATAACTTGTTTGTTAGTATTGTTTGGTGAGAAACCAGAAATACCAACGATAATTTCTCTAACTGAACCATCAGTAGCAGTAGCTAAAGTACCAGCAGCAGCCAATCCAGTGAATTCACCGTTAGCACCTAAAGATAATTTACTAACGTTAGTATGAGTTCTAATAGTTAAAGTACCTTTAGAATTGTCAAATAAACCATCGTTATAGAAAATATCATATAAGTTTTTAGCTTCCATTACTGTAGCAACACAAGTTCCAGCAGCTGGTAATACACATGATGGCATACCAGTAGATGCAAATGAAGTGTGAGCAGAATAAATAGTACCATAAACGTCTTGTGCGTAATTAGAACCAGCAGCACCAGTTTGGTTATCAACTCTTGAAGATGTTTGTGGAACAAAGAAGAACAATTTACCAATTGGCATGTTCATAGCTTGTACAGATACGATATCGTTAGCTAATAATTTAGAGAAAACTCTTCTTACGATAGGGAAAACTACAGTTTCGAATGAACCAGAGTTTGTTGCTGTCGTAGTTTCAGTTAATAATGAAGACGCTTGGTTTTCATATAACTGAGCGATGTTTTCTTTTACGTGGCCTCTAAGACCTTCTAAGAATCCTAATGATTCCCATTTGTTTTGAGTTTCCAAACGGATAGCCTTCATGTGGTTTAATCCGATGTTACCTACTTGTCCAGATGTTAATAAATGTGACATAATTGTTTTTTGTTTATTGTTATTTAATATTATTATCTTTTTTCAACTCTGTTGATTAAATCTTTAATTCTTTGAGTTGAAGGGTCAACATAAGCAGTACTTTCATTTAATTGTTTTGAAGTGCTTGTAGTTGATTCCTTTATTAATTTGTTTTCTAGTGATTCAGTGATTGGTTTTCTTGTTTCCAATTCATTAGAAATCACTTTGTATAATTTTTTAGATTCTACCAAATTACTTGCTTGGTCAAATCTTTTTAAAATACTTTGTTTTTCAGCTTTAGTTGTTGAATGCTCAGTAAACAATCTTGTAATATAAGTCAAGTTTGAATTGAACACTACAGTCTCAACTAACTTTGTTCTAAATTCTTTAAGAGCTGTTCTGAATTCTTGATTCTCAGTTTTTAATTTTTTAGCCTCAGTTAATAAGCTGTTATATTTTTTTGCTGTTTCAGAAACGATTTGTCTAGCTTTTTGAACTTCTTCTAAAGGATGTTTAGATGCAGCTGTATAATGACCAGCATGTTTTTCAGAACCTCTAGTTTGAGCTAAATTTTCTTCTAATTCGTCTTCATCTTCTTCATCATTAGAATCGATAAGATTTTCATCTTCTTCACCAGCTTCTTCTTCTTCTTCATCACCAGCTTCTTCTTCTTCAGAATCTTCATCATCTAACTCAATGTTATATTCAGTGTCGTCTTCTTCTTCTTCTTCAGAATCATCACCACCAATAACAGTTAAATCTTCTTCTTCAGAATCATCACTAGCAAATTCATCAGAACCAAAATCTTCTTCGTCATTTTCAACATCTTTTAAAGAATCTAACTTAATGATATACTCACCTGGTTCAGTAATGTTAATGTGAACTTCGTCACCAACAATTTCAAAACCATCTTGAGATGTTATTTTCTTGTACATGTCAAAAATTTCTTCGTCACTACTTCCAACCATATCATGAACTTCTGGTGCTTCATCACCCATACCTAATTCGTCTTCCATATTAAGACCTTCTTCTTCATAGTTTTCAGTAACTTCTTTTTTCTCTTTAGCTTCTTCACCATCTTCTGATTCAGATTTTTCATGCTCAGCGTGAGATGCTTCTTCTAAAGTTTCTTCTTCATAAATCTCTTCATCTAAAGATTCTTTCACAACACTATCAATTTCTTCTTTCGCTACAGAACGAAGTATTTCTTTTGTGTTAGCATTAAGAGCGTTTTCGATATTTTTAATATCTAATAATGCTTCTTCTAGTATTGATTTTTTTTCTGCCATTTTTAATATTTTTAATTTTAAAAATTAATTTTAAATAAGATTTCATCTCATTTGTTTATAAATATGTGTGTTAGTGCGAAAAAACCTTTTTTTCGCAAAAAAAAAATTATTCAGATAAAAATTTATCTAAATCATCCATTAAATTTTCTTTTAGTAAAGGCTTGGTTTTTACTTCGTTTTCAACATAAGGTTTTAATTCTTCTATTGATGTTCCCATCCATGAACCTGGAGTACTAGGTGCTGTTACAACGTCCCAACAAATTATTTCAAAATCATTTTGAACTATTTGCTCACCATTTTTACCTTCTTTAAGTGAACCAACCCCACGAGAAGAAACACCGATTTTAATTCTATTTCTTAACATGTTGGCAACATCATCACCTTTACATGATATAATACCATAGTTTATAAAACCTGGGCTCATGATGATTTCCATCTTACCCATAAGAGTATGGCCTTCCCACCATGTTTCAATAATATTGTGTGAAATTCTATCACCAGCAATAATAGAACTTTCTGGGTGGTCTAATTCACCTACAGCTCTGCGTTCACGAATTGCTTCTTGATAAAGTTTGTCTTGGGTTTTTAAAACTTGTTCTGGATAAACTCTACCATTTCTATTTAAGACACCGAATTTTTGTAATACGACATAAACGATAAGAGGTTCTGCAATAACAACTTTACCAGATTCTAATTTTTTGATTTCGTTAATGAAAGGGTGGTTTCTAGGTTCATCTGGACTAATGTATCCAGCATCGTGTTCAATTAGTCCACCCCAACCGCTTTCACCACGTTTTAATATTTTAAAGTCTTTATAATTTATATCCATAATTTAGTTGCTTATAGATATAAATATATTCTATTAATAAAAAAAGCCCCAAACGGGGCTTTATTTAATTTTTTTTCTTATGAAATTTAAATGATTTGTTTGTTTCAAATGTTGTGAACATCAAATCGGTCAGTTCATCAACAGTGTTTGTAATTTCAATTGAATTGATGGATAAAGCTTCTTTCATAAAAAAGGTTACTTCACAATTCATAAAACTTCTTTTACCTAACTTTATACCAGACTCCCTAATATCTAAATCAACAATTGTTCTGTCTTTGTTAAATATTGTTTTATTAGCGTCTAAATAGTTAAATAACGTTTGTTTTATTTTTTTATTTAAAAACCTAATATCATAACTATAATTAAGTATTTCGTCTTTTAATGGTTCAGCCCACGATGAAATATTTAAATAGATTGATTTCGGGTTCTTATTGTTTACAGTACCATATGTGATATTGTAATTTTTAAAATTGTTGTTTTTAATTTCTTTTCCAGTCTTCATATATTTTTTTATTTAATTATACGAAAACTCCAGGAATAAGTCAACTACCTTGTCTTTAAACTATTCTTTAAATCAACTAATTTGCTTATGTTTTTAACATAATCTTCATTAATTTCAATTTTATCTCTTAATAATTTATCTTTAACTTTTAACAATTTATCTTTAGTGTCCAAATCAGATTCAGTTAATTTCTCATCAATCATATTTATACATTCTCTAAGTGTTTCTGTATAAACTGTTTTCTTTTCTTCATCATCTGAACCAATTAAAGCTTTAATTATTTTTTTATCAGATTCCTCAAGTTCAGAATATCTTTCGTTATATTTTTCAACCATTAAGTTAGTCAATAAACTATTTGGTAAATTAAAAGATTCTTTAATTTCTTTTTCTTTGTTATTTAAAATATAATCAACTATGAAATCTTTTGAATCAATAATCTTATTGATGTTCTTTGGAGTTTTATCTGTGAAAATTAAGAATGATAAATTTTCATGTAATTCTTTTTTATCATAATCATTATCATTCTCAAATAAAATATTTGTTAATAACGCACTGTTAGCTTCCATGATATCTTTCTTTTTGAATTTAGACATAATATCTAAACACTCATCTAAAAATACTTTAGCTTTTAATTCATTACTCTCAACTTTATTTTCAATAAGATTATATATTAAAAATTGATTCTTTAATATAACGTTTTCTTTGATTGTTTTAACGTAATCTTTAAATAAAGTTTTTTTATCTTTATCTTTTGTAACTACGCTTTCAACTAATATATCATTGTATACGTTTTTAAGTTTACCAAAATTCTGAACTGTTTTTGTAATATCTATTTTACCCATTTTAATGTTTTATTATAAATATGTTGTTATAATCATAAATATTACTCTTCTAACATTTTATCGATGTCATCTATAATATTATCTAATTCAGAATTTATTTTTAAATTCTTATCATATATCTTAACTTTTTCAGATTTAACTTCGTTATCCGAATTAATACTTTCAACTAAAACATCTAAATGTCTATTTTTATATTTTCTTTTACGATTATCTAAAGTTCTTGATAAAGTAGTTTTTCTTTCTGTTAATAAATTGTTTAATCTATTTAATGATTCAGTTACGTTTTCAGCTGGAGCTGGTTCTTCTGGAGCAGCACCTCCTTCCGCTGGTGCTTCACCCTCTGCTGGTGCTTCACCTTCTGGTGTAGTTTCATCACCAAAATCTAAATCTTCACCACCAGTTGTTCCACCACCGAAACCACCACCGAAGCTTCCGCCACCGCCTCCGCCACCAGCAGCATCACCACCTTCTTCTGGTGCACCACCACCGCCAGCTCTAGCAGCTTCCATATCACCAAAAATGTTGTCAACTTCGTCAAACATTCTAGTATGTTTAATAACATTAGCAGTATTAGCCAATTCAGCAGCAGCTGCTTTCTCCATACGTTGTTCAAGTAAGTCTTGCTTGATTTCATCATCAGACCATCCTAAAATTTCTCTATGAGCTCGTGTCCATGACATAGTACCAAATCCGTTACCAATATCAGATACAGCATCTTTAAGAGCTGTGATTTTAAGTTGTAAATGTTCAACATTAAGCATCTCAGCTTGAGTTGATGGATTATTAAGAGTTAATGAAAAATTATCCAATTCGTCTTCAAAACCTAATATGTATAAATGAATAATAGCAATCTTATTTAGTTCTTGCAACATTGATTGCTGAATACGGTTAATTGTTCTAGAGAAACGAATATCTTGTAAAGCTAAGTTCTTACCTTCACCAGCTGTTTCATCAAAACCTAAGAATGGTTTAGGTACACGTAATGCTGTAAATAAATTGCCTCTTAAATATTCAATATCCGCAATTTGGTCCAAGTTAGATGCACCTGGCAACGTATCAATTGGGTTTGGTGCAGACTCATCCCTTACTGGAATAAAGAAATCTTGGTCATTAGATAACTGATTGTAACGTAAATCAATTTGACCAGTTTGTGGGTCAATGATTGGCATACGTTTAAACCTATCAGCAATCGCATTTACATATTGTTCAACATCGGCATCATCAATGTTACCAACATAGATTTTATAAACACGTCTTTCTGGAGCTCTAGTCACACGATAAACAAGCATTGAATCCTCAGATAACAATAACTGTTTCCATACACGTCTAGCCTTTTCTAATACAGATGTACCATAAGGTAAACGTCTATCATCACCTAGCAATCTGAAATGGGCCATTTGCCATGAATTGAATTCAACATCACGACCTCTCCAATAGAATTTTACTTTATCTGAAGCTTCATCTTCTGGTTTATTTTTTTCTCTACCGCTAATTAATTCAAACAAACTACCTTCACGTCTTTCCATTTCATAGTTAGGCATTTGTTTTGCGGCAATAATACCATCTTTGTCATTTATATTTAAAAACACAAAGTTATCACCATACTTACATGTATTTCTAGTCCACATAGGTAATGATGTATGTATGTCTAATCTATTGTAAAATAAATCTTCTAATATACCTTTAATTCGTTTACTATCAGAATAAACGTTCAACATCTTACCAACTCTGTTTACAGTAGTTGATTCTTCCATCATCACATCTAATGCTGCTGCAATAGCTGGATAAAACTCCATTGATTCAAAATCAGAATACGAACCAATACGAGTTGTTTCATAGTTGATGGATTGTTGAAATAATCCGTTCTCAACTTTTTTCCAAACTTGCCCTAGATATTTATTTTGTTGAGCTTGTAATTTTGTTGTTTCAAATTCCTCACGACTAGTTGTTTTTAATAACTCACTAGAACCAATGTTATATCTTTTAGTTGAGTCTTTTGGTTGCATCTTAACACCGTCTGGACTGATAACTTGGTTTAGTTTTTGAAATATTGTTAAATTTTTATTTGCCATCTTTTCTTTTTCTTTAAATATACTTAAATCTTTAATAAATTAAATAGTTATTCGACATAATCACAAGCTACATAAGCTTCACGTTTTATTGTCGAACCAACATATACATCTAGATAAGCATAAGTAGTAACCCAATCTTCACCATTAGAAAAAGGGGTCGCTGTACAATAATTTTTATTTGTGTTATCGTTATCTCGGTTATTCTTACCAGAACCAAAATCGTTAGGTAGTGGTGACCAACTGTAAATATAATTTGATAAACTCTTTCTAATAAATCTTGCTGCCATTGTTATAAATTTTATTTCATTTTACCGAATAACCATGCATATTCACCTTTAGGGTCTTGAACATTTTTATATGCTGCATGATTAGGGTTTATTTTAGTTTCTGGTTTCTTTGTTTCTGGGTTTATTGTTGTTCTTGTTGGTGATGACTGAACATTACTAGAAGTTACCCAACTAGACAAAATTGCCTTTGTCTGTTTTTCTAATCTTTCTAAATTTTTAAATGAATGTTCCATCACCCATAAAGCCATACCCAATGACATAAGTAAATCATCATGATATCCTTCCATGTGGTCTGGTCTACCATTTTTATAAATAAATGTTTTCATTTCAGAAATAATTCGACTAGAACGTATCTTAACAGCGTTGGTTCTTATCTTATATTCTAAATTTGAAATCATCGGTAGACGCACGTTTGTTGCGTGGAAACCTGGTATTTTGTTTTGTTTGTTATACGATGTCAACTCTCTTTGTCTAGCAGATAATATTTTACCACTAGAATCATCATAATGTAATCTCTTGTATTCAAATTCCAATAGTTTCAATACCGTAGAAACACCCATACCACCAGTTACATCGACAACTGTGTATGCTTTGTATAATTCACCGTATTCTTCAACTATTTGAGCTAATAAGTCTGGTTGTATTTTACCTTGATATTCCATTACTTGTTCCATAGTTGTAAAATCTATGATAACAATAGTTGATGAATCCTCTCCATCACCCCTAGAAACGTCCACACCCATAATATACTGATGGTCTTCTTGTGGTTCTTCCCATACCCATATCTCTTGTTCTAAACCACTAGTGAATTTAGGTATCATAACATTGTGTTTCTCATGAAATTCAATATACTCTTCATTGATTACGTTACCCCCAGAACCGATAAATGACACATCAAGCTCTTGTGCAATCATTTTAGCGTCATTGTTCATACCCCTACACATTTCTTCATACCATGAAGATGTAGGTTTCCAACCTTCAGCTATACGAGCGTTATAAGATGCAAATGTAAATTCGTATTCTATTTCAGTGTCATCACCTTTATACCATCTTAAATCCTTATTGTAACGTAAATCTTCATACCATTTCATTTCAATGATGTTGAAGTTGTTCTTTTTGTTTCTAGCTTGGTCGTAAGTTTTGTAATACAATGCATCCATACCGTTAGGTGTGGAAATAAGTGTTGCTCTACCCCCAGTACCTAATGCTGTAAGTGCAGCACCAAATACCTCGGCACCATTATCAATATATGCAGCCTCATCCATAATTAAGAATGTAGGTGTAAAACCCCTTAACGCATCCTTTGATGTTGCTACCGCTTTTACACGACTACCATTAGGTAATTTGATTTCTTTTTTAGAATCCGTAAGGAATATAGATTTACCTTCGTTTTTAGCATTACCGTAATATTCATTACCCCAAACCCATCTAGGTAATTGACCTAAAAAGTCTTTAATTTTAGCTAAGAACTCGAAAGCTAACTCTTGCTTATTGGCAATGATTAGAATCGCTTCTGGGTTATCTGCGTCAGCAAAACCAACTTTTATTGACATATAAGCAGCAGTTGTTGTTGATACACCAGCTTGCCTAGGTTTAGTTACGATGTTGAATCTATTCTTTTCGTATGCGGATATAATTTCTTTTTGTCTAGGGAATAATCTGAAAGGTACGAAACCTTCTTGTGTTTTATCAAACGTCTCCAAATATGTTTCAATAGCATAAATTGGGTTAGTTAAACACCTAGCATATTCCTTAAATATTTCTTGTCTAGTTAACATAAAATTAATTCAATTTATTAATAAATATGTTCAAACTAAACAAAATCGTTTATTATAAATAAATAAGGGCCCTAATAACTTAGGACCCTTACTATTAATTTATTTTATTTTAGTTAGAATAATTCACCGATATCAAAACCTTCATCTGTGAAATCTTCATCATCATCATTACCACCTTCATCAAATCCACCCATCAAATCTTCTAAGTAAAAACCTTCTTCTTGATTCATTGCTTCATTTGATTCTTCTTCTTGTAAACCTTGTTTAACTTCATTTACAATATCAGTTATAATTTTTTTACCTTGTTTTGTGTTAGCCATTACTTCTTTCATCTTCATGTTAAACTCATCTACTGGTAACGCTGCTAATTCACTAAACACATGGTGCTTTAAAGAGAAATCGTCAGCTTCAAATAAATTTGTAAAACGAGACCAAAGTGCTGGACCTAAACGCATATCCCATGGTTCAGCTGCTAAGAAGTCAGCTTTATCAACAACAAACTTACCAATTTTTTTATCTTTTGGTAAACCATGTGCTGAAAGGATTTCCATAACACCTTTAACTAATTCATGAATAAGAACTGGGAATACCATAGCTTGTGCTGTTATAACACATTTAGGGTTTTTACTTGTAGGAAAATCAACTCTAACTACACCGCCACTAATACCATTCTCCATATTTGGTATGATGTAATACATGTAATCAGCATTGGCCATTAGTTTTGAATATTTGTTAGGTAATTTAGGTTCTAAATCTGATAACTCATCATCAACCATGTGATACATGTGATTACATTTTTTAGCTGAACCTTGTATCATAGCATTAAGAAATCTACGTTTATAAACCTCTTTATTAGCATTAGTTAATTCATCGTGATTTTCAAATTCAACTTCAGAAATAATAGGTCTAGGGTTTTTCTTAGTTCCTTCAATATTGATTTCAGTAGTTAATTCAGCTTTAATTTCAACAATATCTTCTGACATGTCAAATTCTTCTCTAATCATTTTAACTGCCAGTTCTTCTAACTTCTTTTTATGACTTTTCTCTAACTCAATAGTTTCTTTAACTAAAGGTAATGAATTTCTCATTACATCTGTTTCGTTAACATAGTCACACTCAAATACTCTTTTATATCTCTTAACTACTTCAGAAAATCTTTCACCCATTACTTTTTCTTCGAATGATGAATCATCACCTTCTGGTAACGCAGCATTATTACCTAAAGAATGGTTTCTTTTGATTAAATCTTCTTCTAATTTAGAATTCATTCGTTCAGTAATGTTTTCTGGATAAACAACAGATTCATTCAATCTTTTTTCACCTTTCAACTGTTTACCTAATAATGACTTTTTAAGTGCTTCTTCTGCT